TAATGCATTAACAAAAGTTGTATTATTTCTATCAGCTGTAATGTTTGATCCTACAATCATTGCATTTGTAAAACCATTTGTACTATTACATTGTCCAGCAAGAATTCCATTGTGTGTTCCACTTGCTGAGTTGTGCATTCCACCTCCAACAAATGAAGCAAGACCAAATGATTTGTTACCATATCCACCACCTACTGTAGAATAACATGATTGTAATACATCTGCTACTCCAATTCCTCCTACTCCTGAATCTCCTAATAAACAACAACATGAAGTACCACTACCTACTCCGGCAACATTTCCTGTACCTCCGGCAACAGTACCTGCACAACCAACGGCACAGTTAGTAAGACCACCACCTACAAAGGTATGTGTGCCTCCTGCTGTATTATTTTGACCACCTAAGGATGCAGAATAAGGACCAGATGCTGTATTACCAACACCACATCTTACAGTTGAACCAGCTCCACCAGTGCCAATTATTTCAACTCCACCTCCTCCACCTCCAAGGTCACATGCTCTAATAGCAGCAGGTTGATAGATTCCCGGAGTTCTTGGATCTTGTATACCAAGTGCAACTAAATCAGTAGGGTTTACTGTAGTTTTAATCCTTCTCGCGGATACTAGATTAAAAAAGTTTGTGATATTGTTTAACATAAGTATAGTGTTGATATTATAATATACAAAAAATAATTCAAATAACAAAAAAAATCCCTGGCGGGTTAAACCAGGGATTAAAAGTTGCCGTGTTGAATATAATGGAGTTATAGAATTTAGGCAACCATATATCCTACAAAGAACATAATACTTAGCATGAGTGCAATAGCTAGGTTGCTCAACTGTCTTGCGGCCTTATCTTCTTCCCACACATGGTATGTATGATTATAAAAAGGTCTGGTCAAATCAATAGATGCTCTCCATAAAAATGCTACAAACATTAGCACTAAAATTAGTAGTATGGTCTTTATTAGTATCATAGTGAATCAATTCTTCTTTGTAAATATACTAAAGCTTTTTGTAAATCTTCTTTTTCTGTAGATTTATTTTTCTTCCCGGCTCTTGCAACATACTTAATTACATTACCAAGATAGAAATCTTTATCTAACTTCCAGGCATCCAACACTTTAAATACTTCATAGGTATTATCTTTACCGCCATAGTATGTTGGTCTAGGTCCTTCAGATAGATCTACAATTCTTTCTTTATAGTTATCACAGAGTTTACCTGTAATCTCAGGATTAACTAAAGGTTTATGTGCAGGATAAGGTACACTACTTGTTGTAGTGTAGTTTCCTCTCCAATCTTCATCTGTAATGTTAACCATGACTTACCAGATTATAACTACATCACCTTCATTAAGAACTAACTTAGTTTCTCCGTCAATATCAATACGCTCAACTACTTCTAAGTTAAGGGCACTTGTTCTGATATAGACTTTGTCTCCAACAGCTACTTCTTCTACTTTATCACCTACTGCAAACACATTTAATTTGTTCCACATTTTTACAGCTTCCTGCATGATGATATCCTCATCCTTTGCACTCAACTGGATTGATGACTCTTTTCTTTTAGGAATATCCAATAGGATAGTTCTTCCTCTTAAACTTTTAAAGGCTTTACTCATTTTTCTTAAATTACATTGTTATTACTTTCACTACTGCCATTTGTGCATTGACTATCTCGCCCACTGCATGATCAAATAACAAACTCTTTGCTGCACTCTTAGTATCTTCTGTATATCTACGTTTTAGAATCTCAGCCATTTCTGCAGCTAGTTCTTTTACTTTACGTACATCCTCATCTTTGTGAAGGTTCTCCGGATCTATCCCTGCAATTACTTCTCCAAAATGCGGGATTCTTGTTTCTTTAAATGCTACTTGTTGTTCCTGTTCCATATATTTATCAAATTTAATTCTTGCTTCTAAGTTAGTTTTAGACTCAGCTGTCAACTTCTGCCATATATCTAACTGTTGTGTTGTCATATCACAGTCTCGTATGTTAGATCAAAGATGTCTTCTCGGCAAGGATAGAACTCCCCTTTAACTCCTTTGATAATATAGTCTCCTACTGATGCTGACATATCTCCTTCTAGAGTTGTGATAACTAAATCTTTTGTCTTACCACTTGAGGTAATATAACAATTACTACAAAACTGTAGGATTTCTACATTGTTTTCTCCAGTCCACTGGACTGCCTGAATTACAACTGGTTTCTTTCTATAGAATGTCATGACTGTTGGTTTGTACAAATATAAAAATTATTTTTAAATAAAAAAGCCCGGGCTTTCAACTCCGGACTTTTCTAGTTTTTAACCTTTAAACATTTACTATGAACACAACAAATATATAAAAAATATTTTATCTACCCTGAGAACGGTAACTTTTTTTATAATTTTTACTCTTCTTCAACTTACTAGTCTTAGATTTTGAGTGGACACCCGGACGGGAAACCTTTGTTGTAGCTAACTTAGTAGTACCTTCTTTAATCTTTGCCATGGTTATATATATTAGATAATATAATATACAAAATTTCTACCAATAAAAAAACCCCGGCTGGTTACCAGGGTTTTATTGCGCTAAATAAACTCTTGTCCTCGTTTGGACTGTCACAAATATACAAAAAATTGTGACATAAAAAAACCCAGGTAGTAATTCTTGATCAGAGAAACTTTCCTGGGGGTGTTACTAGTTATACCTTACAGCTTTCCCAATAACGAGAAGACCAGATCTAGTGAGCAGATCTTACGGTATGCTTACCTGGTACTTAGGCCTGTGTCTATCTCAACACAGGGGGGCGTACTACAAATATACATATTATATTATGCATAAGTGGTCATATAAGGGTCAAAAGTATATTATAATGTGCGTTATAATACACATTATGCTGTGATTTTGTAGTTAATAACGGACATATCCAACATTATAACCTGATAATACCACACTATAATGTGGATTATTCTGTATCATAAAACATTCTTTCTGAATCTTCTGTATTCCACTTCTCATATCCCTCACAGTTATAGTAATCTTTGTTGACTAGATAATCTGGTTTCTCTGGGAATGGTTTAGTTACAAAGCTAGGCTCAGACCATTTGATTCTATTGTTTGGTTGTAGAGCTATCTGACCATTATCAAGTAAAATGATGTGGTGACTCTTATGTTCTAGTGGATCTTCAGCTAGAGATAGATCTGTATTAGGATCATTTGATCCCCAGTTTATTGTACCATAATAACTTCCCGGGTAGAACTTGTGGTCCTTCATGTATACCTCTACTCTGGTATCATACAGATAGGATAGATGTAATAGAGTAAAGTTATACGAGAAACAATTCCATATCTGTAAATAGTGGAATGGTAGGTCTGGTTCCGGCATCTTTGGTTCATGCAGTAGAGCATGACTAGGTAACTTATCTCTAAGTACTCCATTCTCTAAGAGTACTTGAAACAATGCTGCTTGTCCCGGCATACATCTCACAGATATAATTACCCCTGGTGTTAATTCTCCTTGACCCTTTTTGTGCTGGTACATGTACTCATTTCTTACAAATACTTTGAGTGGAAAGAAGTTGTGTTCTATATATGCCATATTATATTTTTTTACCTAGTTGTCTAAACACTATAGATATTCTTTTATGTTCTAACTTTTCTATGCTATGTTTCCAATGTGTTCTGTATAGTCCCTTAAGTTGTATAACAGATCTTGAAGGTAACAATATACTTTCTCTTTTTGTTCTGTAGGTTAGAACAAGTTTTGCATCTGATAACAAACTCAATATAGTTATCACAGGTCCAGCATCTGCTTTATCTATATGTGGGGTCATCTTGTTTCCGGGATAATAAGTATTGACAGTCACATCTTCCGGTAAAGCATCTAGTATATTTTTATCTATTAGCTTATAACACAGATCTAGTAGGTAATCCGGAATAGGATCTAGTTGCTCATTACCATATATAGAGTTACCATATCTTACTAGAGTTCTATCATTAGATACCTTACTATCTTTTTCAGCTTTTGCCAGAGACTCCAATAAGGTTAGTTCTTCTTCTATAGATATGACATCTAGTTCCGGTGCCATATTATTTTCTAGTAAAGAAACTTTTCTTTGGAGATTCTACCTTAGTAGTCTTTAGTTTTTCTATAATCTTGTTTGCTTCATCTTCAGCAAATCCAATTACCTCTTCTTCTTTATCAGTGATCTTCCAGTTATTAAGTAATATACTCATGTGCATTGTCTCATGCATAATAGCTGTAGCTTTCTCTGT